ATTGGCGTAGTTGCCGCCCAACGAACCATAGTAGACGCGGCAGAAGGAGCTGCTATTGTAGACTGATCGCAACCACCAGTAATTCGCAGGGGAAGAAAGGTTAGGAAGACTTGTATACTTAGCGCCCTCAGCGGAACCACTGGTAAGACCAGTCTCAGTTTGAGAGAGTAGCCATAGTTTATCAGAAGTAGTTGCTGCTCCATATCCAGAAGTATTCTTCTTATTTACAGACTTAATGATATTACGAACTCCTGCGTCCATACCGTTAAGAACCGTAGAATTAAGCCAAGAACGCATTGCACAACTTTCCCAGCCACCAGAAGTCGTACTAGAACTGTTCATCTGATGATTAGTTAGAGAAGAGGTTGCCATAAAAGTAAAGAATCCATCAGATTCTCTATTAGTGTCAATAACACGACAAGTCTTATTACCGCCATTAGAGCCAAAATTCACTGTCTTTGTGTTTCCACGATAAGAAGTAAACAAAGATGGGAATGCACGACCAACTTGAGATAGTTTATTTAGATGGTCCCAAGACATAGATGAAAAATTGGTGTCAAAATAAGTTGCTACTTTTTGAGCGCCAGTTTCATCAATTAAAACTTCTGGGAGGAAGTAATCCAGTAGATCTTCTGGTGAAGTAGTCTCTGGATTATAATTACTATATTCACCTTGCGTAGCAAAAAACATCACATCAAAAGGCGATGTGCCTCCCACATTGTTTACTGTAAAACCTTTTTTACTTGTACCAGTTACACGAACCTCGTTATTCGATCCTAAAGCTGTAGCAACTACAACTGGACGATTGTAGCCTTCTGGGTATGGTTCTTCAAAATTATAAGAATATGAGGTTGCATTGGCAGTAAA